CACATGCCTTACATCCAGGAGCCGTTCATGCGGGATGCTCGCGTGATTTATTTTCACTCGGACTTGAACCCGTTCGGCAAACATTACGCGCAGATTAAAAAGCTTTGTGCCGGCCAGCCGTCCGAATTCGCTGAGAAGCGCGCTTACGGTTTTGCGCGGGATACGGGCTGGCGGGCGTTTCCGTTGTTTGGCGCTTGGAACGTGATTCGACGGGAACACTTGCCGGCCGTCGGCACAAATTTTCAGTTCCTGGACCCGGCCGGGGCCAGAAACTGGGCCACGTTCTGGGTGCGGGTGACACCGGGGGACAATCCCTCGTATTACATTTATCGGGATTGGCCCGACGCGCAGCGCCACGGGGAATGGGCGGTGCCCTCGACGTTGCCGAACAAACTCGACGGCGACCCAGGCCCGGCGCAGAACACGCTGGGCTACGGCGTGGTCACATACAGGAAACTGTTCCGGAGCGAGGAAGCGTTCACGCCGATTTGTCGAGATGGGGTGTGCGTGAATGAGAAAGACCCGCATCGGCTCCGCATGGCGGGGGCGAGCAAGCTCCAAGCTCCAAGCTCCAAGCTCCAAGAAGTTATTTGCGGGCGATACATTGACTCGCGGGCGGCGAGCAACCCGCACATCACGGAGAAGGGCGGGACGTGTATCGCTGATGACTTCGCGACGCCGGCCCGCGACCCCAAGACGGGCGCAATCATCGACGAGCCGATGGTGTTCTTGTCGGCGAGCGGCGAGAAAGCGACCGAAGGCCTGACCGCGATTGACGAGTTGCTGTTCTGGGACCCGACGCGGCCGCTGTGCGCGATTATCAACGCGCCGCGGTTCTACGTCTGCGAGGATTGCAAGCAGGTGGTTTGGGCGATGCAGAACTGGACCGGCCGTGACGGGGAGAAGGGCGCCGGCAAAGACTTCGTGGACCTGGTGCGCTACATGGCGCTGGCCAGGCTGCGCCATCAGGAACCAGGAGTGATGAAAACGCGGGGTGGTGGGAGCTATTGAAAAATGAAACTGGAAATCGTAGCGACGGAGAAACTGACGAAAATCGAGGGCGTGCCTGTCCGGCTCTGGGAAGGCAAGACCGATCGAGGAATACCTGTCAAAGTATTTGTGCATCGCATTATGGTGCACAAGGACCACGATGCGACGGAACTGGAGATCGCCTTAAAAGAGCAACTGCCGCCAGGCGTGGTCTACGACCTAAGGCAGATACTGTGAACTCAATTGCCGAAAACGAACAAGCCATCATGGACCTGACGATGGCGTTGCGGCGGCAGACGCTGCGCCTGTCCGAGAGCCACTTGAACTTGCGGCGGATATTGGCGGTGTTCGTTTACAAATCAGGCGGTGAACTATTGCTCGACCAGACGGACATCGCCCTCGCCGAGAACCTGGCCGACCCGGTGATCCACACCTGGTTTGACCCGGGGAGCGCGGCGAAGCTGCACATCGCCGTCGAGCCTGCGAAACCGATAAAATTCAAAGAGGAAAATGAGGAAAAGAAATGTGACGATGGATGACCAAAGTTGAATTCGACAAGTGTAAAATGCTTATGAAACGCAACGAAGTCATTGCCGCCGGGATACCGCGAAAAGCGCTCAGAGAGTTGGAGCGCAGCGGGCAACTGACGTGCGTCATACTGCACTTGGGTGGTTACAGGTTGTACCACAAGGCCAGCGTCGCGAAAGTGCTCGGGATATGAGACCGCGAACGCATGGAGAGGGGCGTGTTCAAACGAAAGAGTACCGGGCTTGGGCCAGGATGAAGGTGAGAGTCACGAACGACAATTACACCGGCTTCAAACACTATGGTGGCCGGGGCATCGCGATGTGCGAACGGTGGCGTACGTCCTACATTAACTTTCTTAGTGACATGGGGAGGTGTCCACCGGGACACACTCTTGACAGGATAGACAACAACGGCAATTACGAACCTGGCAATTGTCGATGGGCGACGCGATACGTCCAGGAGGCAAACAAAACAACCACCCGATTAATCACCTGGCGCGGGAAAACCCAACACGTCAGCGCGTGGGCTCGCGAGACAGGAATTCGTTATATTACAATCTGGCAAAGACTCAACCGCGGTCTCTCGCCAACCAGGATTTTGTCCCCGACAACAACAAGAAATCAGAGAAGGAAACCGCAGTGATTGATACAAATGACGAACCGTTGGTGATGGCGGCGCCCGAGCCGGATGTGGCGGAGCTGGTGGACGAGTTCACGAATTGCTCGCCGATCAGCGACAATTGGAATGCGCTGTCGACGAACGACGACACGCGGTTTTGCCGCTGGGCCGGGCAACACCCCGACGGCCGCAAACATCAGGAGCTCCTGGCGCCAGGTGAGGAAGTGTTCCCCTGGGACAAGGCCAGCGATGTGCGGATCCCGCTCGCCGACGAAATCATCAATGAGATTGTCGCGATTGAGACGGTGGCGTTCTTCCGCTCGTTGCTCCGCGCCGGCGCCGTGGAGGCGGGCGACATCGAGGCCAGCGCGTATGCCACGAAACTGCTCAAATGGCTCATGGGCACCAAACAATACAAGAGCCTGGTGCGCGAGGTCGAATTGCACAGCCAGTACACCCACACGTATGGCTGGAGCGTGCTGCACGTGACCTGGCAGCAGGAGCATTTACTGCGGCTGGCCAAGATAACCATGGCGCAACTGATGGAGCTGGCCCAGCAAGCCGCGCAGCCGGGCCAGCCCGGCAGTTCGGCGGCGGTGGCCGCGCTCCCCGCGCTCATCATGGACCCCGAGCATGAAACCGATGTGGTGGACCTGGTCACCGGCCTGGTCCCGCGGCTGACCCGCAAACGGGCGCGCAAAGCGGTGCGCGAGTTGCGCAAGACGGGCACGGCTGATGTGCCGATGCCGTATCTGTGCGCGAACGAGCCGTGCATCGTCGCGCTCAAGCCGTGGGAAGAAATTGTGATCCCCAACGACTGCGCGGACATCCAGAAAGCGAAGTGTGTGTTTGTCAAGCGCCTGATTAGCGAAGTAGATCTCAAGGCGCACGTTTACGCCGATGGCTGGGATACGGAATGGGTCGAAGCGGCTTGCAAGGAGAAGGGTATCTTTTCTACGTGGAACAACACGGACCAATACGGGCGCTGGGTCACCGGGCCGGCGACGATGCTCACGACCAAGCAGAAGAGCATCGAAATCATCGACGCGTATGTGCGGCAGCTCGACGAGGATTTTGTGCCGGGGATTTATCACACGATTTTTCACCTGAACATCACCAAGGGGAAGGATGGGGTGAAACCCCTTTACGCGAAACACCAGCTCCTGGATTACGCGCACGGCAAGATGCCCTTCATCGTGCGCAAGCGCGAGAATTGGTGTCGGACCATCACGAGCTCACGCGGGGTGCCGGAAATCGTTGCGACCTGGCAACGGGAAATCAAGGTTCACCGGGATTCGCTCACTGATAACACGTCCTGGAGTGTGCTGCCGCCCGTGCTGGTACCCGTCCTTATGGGAAGCAATTATCAGTTTGGGCCGGCGCGCAAGGTGGACGTGGACGCGCCTGGCCGCGAGCCGCGGTTCATGGAAGTTCCGGTGAGAGGGACGACGGTCGCTTTTGAACTCCTGGAAGCCATCGAGCGCCAGGTGGACAATTATTTCGGGCGCCTCGCCGAGAAGGTTCCGCCGTCACGCGCCCAGACAAAGCAGCAAATGACGGTGCAGAGCAATCTGCTCTCGTGGACGGAGGCCTTCCAGCAGGAGTTTCAGCTCGTGCAGCAATACATGCCGGCGCAGGACATCGAGAAGGTGCTCGGCAAACCGCCGCCTTGGGCGAATGACCCGAGTGCGATAGAAAAGCAGTATGACTTTATCCTGACGTTCGATGTGCGCGAGTTGGACACCGACTACATGCAAGCCAAGCTCACCGCGGTCAAGGATACCATTGTGCCGATTGATGTCGCCGGCCGGATTGACCGGAGCAAACTGGTCGAGCTGCTATTGCGGAGTATCGACCCGTCGCTCGCCGATCAACTCATCATGGACCAGGCACAGGCGAGCAAACAACTGCGCGACAAGGTCAAGCTCGACCTGGCGCAGATGTTCCTGGGGAATGAAGCGGACTACATAGAGATGGACCCGACCGCCAAGATGCAACTGCAGTACGGGCGTGAATTGTTCCAGAACAATCCGAACTACCAGGCGGCCATCGCGAAGGATCAACGCTTCAGTGAGCTCATTCAGAAGTGGGAGCAAAACCTCATGCAGAGCGTGAAGCAGGAGAACAACAAAATGGTCGGCCGGATAGGAGTGCAGCCGATGGAGCAGTCTGAATGATAGTCTGCACAATCATCGTGAAAGAGGGCGCTGACGGTGGTGTCAAGGTGGTGATGAGTCCGGAGCAGCGCGACGCGACCAAAGTCGAAATGATGGCAGCCGGCGTCGTGGACAAAGGCGTCGCCGCCGCGTTGGAATGGCTAACGGTGACCTATTGTCAGAATGACGTGAGGGTGGCCGCTGGGCCAGGCATCGAAGATTATTGCAGAGAATACGTGCGCCAACACGCCTGAAAAGGACTCCGAGACAATGAACTGTATGTAGACGCCTGCGACGAAGCGGCGGACCTCCTGGAAGAAATGTTGAGAGCCAACGTGGCGGCGATGGCGGCGATTGAAACCTTCACCATCGCGGGCAATTCGATCACTTGCAAGCGATGTAAGAGAACGAGCACAAACCCGCACGACGTGGAGAACCACTATTGCGGCCACTGCAAGGTTTTCCACGACGACATCTATCCGCCGTCGCGGGAATGGTGGATAAATGAACTTACTCGATGACTTATGGATCAAACCGAAAAGCAAATTCAAACTCCGCCACTGCCGGCGATTCAC